TGCCATGTCAGCGCCCCCTAGTGTTTGAATGCGTCGGCAAAGATGGAGAGAATCCAAAGACAGACGCCGATGACCGCGACGACGCCAAGGACTGCCACCGACGCCCAAACCACCATTCCAACCGTGATTGCGTGATCCATCATTTCCTCCGAAACAGGCCGAGCACGGCCATGAAAAAAGCCGCCCAGGCGGACGGCGGGTTGTCGATCTGTGCTGGAATGGGGCCAGGCGGGTCAGCGGCGGGCGCTGGTGAGTCCGGCTGCTTGGCGGGCGTAAAGTATTTGGACACGTCCAACTCGTACCCACGGCTATAAATCGGCTTGTGACTTGCGCTTACCGGGAACACCAGCACCTTGCCGTTTGACGAATAGACGCCGGACTTAAACAGCCGCTGTTCCTTGTTGCGGCGCTCGGTAATCTCTGGCGGCTTGTGATAGAGGCTGAACGCCTCCCCGATCTGCTGGATGGTCCTATCTCGGCATAGATTGGCTAGATTGCCGGGGCCGACGTTGTAGCAGAATGAAACGAGCGCATCGAACTGCGCTTGGTTCAGCAGGCGGCTGCGGGCCACCGGGAGCGCCTGCACTGGCGCGACATAGGCCCTGATGCGATCCTTGAACATCTGGATCGCTTGATCGATGGTGATATCCCCCATCGTCCGAGGGTCCTTACCGTCGAACTTCGTGATGCCGACGCCAATGGTCCACACCCCGACGCTGTCGAGATAAGGGGAAAGGCAGACCCCCTCATGGCTCATGATCTCGATGAGCCCTTTCGTAGAGATGTCGCGGACGCCATCGGCCATAGGTTCTCGTCCTCTGAATTGGAGGTGGGGTGGGTTTACTCAAACGGGTTGCAGCAGTAGTTTCCGGCCTCAAAGGCGGCTCAATCGCGCTTCACACTCAGAGGAAAGTGCCATGCGTTTCTTGTTATTCTTATCGTGCGCTCTCGCGGTAGCGAGTTCTGCTCACGCGCTCGATGCAGTCAGTGCCCCTTCGCAATGGCAGTCAGCGTCCAAGATTGAGCAGGACAGTTTTGTGTACAAGTTTGCGCCTAACCTATCTGCTTCCGAGCGCGCCGCTTTTATCAAGTGCATGGATCGAGAAACATTGGGCCAGAAACCGGAAATCGGGCCCACTAGCGGATTGCTTGGCCCCGCCGTTTCGTGTCGCCAGCAGCGCTAGTTGCGGCTGAAAATAGCGGCTACTGCACCACTTGATAGCGAATGCCAACGCCGTCGCCAAAGTTGCTACCGTCACCCGTCGCCACGGCGAGATCATTGGTAGCGATGCTGGCATAGAAACCGACCGCCGCCTCTTTCGCCGCAGCCTGTTGCGTCGTATTCGTCAGCATAATTGAAGCATGTGGCGCGACGCCGCCATGTACAATCGTGGACGATCCAGCGCCCGCCGTAAGTGTTGCCGCACCGACCAGCGGCTTGTTCGTCCACTGATTGCCCTCAGCCCAAATGTTGGCCGCATTGAAGGCATGATTTCGAATGGCGATATTGCTTGCGCCGGTACAGTAATTGTTGCGGAATACTGATCCGGTCGGTTCGTTTCCTCCCGCCGAGTACGACAGGAAATAGGTGCCAGGATTCTCACCTGTGTTGCTTTCAACGATGTTGCGAGCGCCAGCTTGGATATGGATCGCGATGGACGTGCATTCGTGAAAATCGTTGCTGTCTACATGACCGGCAACCGCCCTCGTCAGCCGAATACCGTTTCCGCAGCTTTGCAGCTTATTGTTCTTTACCGAGCACTTATAAGCCACGCGCGGCGTGGTGGCGAGAACGTCGATCGTATATTCAATTTCATCGACCTCATCGCCCCACCCGACGAATGTATTGTCAGATACCTCGCACAGAGAAAGGTCCATCAGAGAATTGCCGAGAATGCGAACGCCAAACCGGCGCTCAGCCGAACTACCGTCGCGCGAAATGTAATTATCGCGGATCACGTTGCCGTCGATGCCGCCGGTATAATCGTCTGAAAAATGCTGCACGTTAACGCCGCTGGATTGGCAGCGCAGAAAGTGATTGCCGAATACCTTGTTACGCGCGCCGTCAAGTAATTGCATCCCGGAGCGACAGCCAAACGTGAAATTTCCGTATACCCGCGCATTGCTGCCCCAAACGCGAATAGCCTCCGTGTGTGTGTCGGTGCGATCTGCTCCACTACCAAAGACCGTATTCCCGGCGATCAACTGGTTGTCACCGTAGCCATAAAGTAGTTTCTCATATGGCCCATAAGCGATGCAGTGCAGCGTCTTGTTGCCGTTCGAGTTGCCGTAGACGCCTGACGGGAAAATGCAGTTGATATTGCGACCGTTGAACTCATCCTTGGTGAAGTGGATTTTACTGAAGGTATGATCGCCGCCACCCGTAGCCACAACCCCGAAGTGGGCGGACCCGTTATAGTTGGGGTTTTCTACGGTATAGAGCGGCGGGACGAAGCTCATCTCAAACGAGGTGGGACCGCCCGACATTTCACAATCGCGGATGATGGCCCGGTTGCATACGGCGAGCATGATCCCGACTTGCGGCGGGCGAAGGATACGAATGCCGCGAAACCGGAAATTGTTCACGCTATCGGCAAAGATCAGACCTGGCATGTTGAGCGTGGTCGAGCCGCCGATATGGAACGAACCGTCTCCTTCAATAGTGCCCGCGCCCTCAAACACCACCGAATGGGCCTTCACGTTGAAGATGTAAGCCGGGTTGGCTTCGTATGCCGAATAGCTCGCCTTCAACCATCCATCGATCTGCACCGTCATCTTGCGGTCGATAGTTGCGGCTTGGTTAAGCCCTCCAGCCGTGTTGATCGGAATTGCCGATCCAAGATCGGGGATAATCAATCGACCGTTCGTCGCCGTCCGCGCGATGGCTGCTTTAAGAATAGCCATGTTCTGAATAGCCGTCTTGCTGGCGCTCAACCCAAACGACGCCGCATTAACTACCTTGCCGCCGACATCAAAACCCGCCAGCGTCACCCCGTCATCTCGCGTCATGACGATATCGCCGGCGGTCGTGCCGTTATAGCGGTACAGTTCGCCGCCACCGTCACCGGCCGTCGTGTAGCCTGCCGTCCGAAAGTAATTCATCCCAGCGGGGATCTGGACGAGTTGAGCGGCGACATAACTGGCAAAATCCGCCGCGTTGGTAGCCGCCCAGGCTGTAGCGAGAATATCGTCTGCCGCGTGCGCGAAGGCATCCGCCGATTGCTCGATACTCGCGAGAGCACCCTCAGCGGCATCGTTAATTTGCTGGATCGTCGTCGAGCTAAGATAGAAGCTCCACGCGATGTCATCCGTCCCAATATTGGGGCGGTCAGTCAGCAGATTCCAGACATCGCCGGCATGGGTGGTCCCCTCTTGCACCGCGACCTTCATGCCTTGGACCAAGGAACGAGAGGTCGCGCTGTCCGGCGCGCGGCGCCAAGTTCCAACAGAAGCCGTATAAATGCCGTTCTGCGTCGCGTCGGTTTGGTCCTTGACGAGGACTCGGTCCCCTGCCTCAGTCGTCACGCCATCAATGGCCGTCAGGCCAACCAGCGGCACATTCTCAGTGGTCGCAAGGCGAACGGGCTCTTTGTCGCCCGCCAAAAGGCGAACGGCTGCGGTAGAACGATCCATGACGATTCTCTCTCTTCAATGAGAAACAGCCGCCTAAACGGCGGCTGCGAGCCTCTTGCGACGGTGCTGTACGCGCAGCCAGAACAGGAATGCGCGGTCAAACCTGATGCGCGGCAGCCGGCCGCGCTTGCGGCGCTTTGCCATCACGACACCGTTGCGCCGGTATCCTGCCGCTTCCAGTTCGTGCCGTCAGAGATGCACGAGATCGGATTCGTGGCCGCGTTCGAGACGTAGACGATGCAGCCGGTATAGCTGGCAGCGGCGGGTAGCGTGGCGACCGTGTAGGACGGCAGCTGAACCGGCGTCTTGATAGCGCCTCCGTTGGCCGGGCGACGGGTCCGGGAAACTCCGATAGTGCGTTTTGCAGGCATTGCAGTTCTCCATGAAAAAACCCGCCGGGATGGCGGGTTGCGGGTAGTTCTGGTATTGATCGGCCATGAAGCTATGGCGCGATTTTTATTTGTTCTGGATCAGGCACTCCGACTGGCTGTGGTTCACCACCGCCGTTATCGTTGGAATTGCCATCATTGTTTTATCCGGCGGCCCCAAACCAATAGGCAGTTCGACATCGCCAGCCACGGAATGCGGTTCAGGTATCGCCCGCGAAATCTGCTAGTTAGTCTGCGGGTTGACAACGTAACGAAGCATCTGGCGGATGCCAGGATAGGAGTTGTAGGGAAGCATCCGCTCCATGGCGTTTTTGTCGCCTTGGGTCAGATCCTCGCCGGCGCTCAGTTTTCGCGGCAAGCCGCCGATTGTCAGAACGTCTTGGCCTAATCCGTAGGATGGCCCAAGAAACGTCCCGATAGCATTGCGGTTTTGAAGCTTTTGAGAAATGGCTGAGCCTTCGTCAAAAGCCTTCATAGGCGTTTTGATCGGGTTGAAATTGGTTGCCTTCTCGAACATGTTCGCAAGCTGGATCGGCACAGAAAATACGCCAGATCGATCGATCCCCTCGGAAATCCACCATCCTGGGTTTTTCGAAATATCTTCCAGTTTTTCTACCCGATTGCCTGACACAGCCTTGAACCACGTCGCCATCATGCCGATCGTGGACATGGCAACGAGGCCACCAACAAATCGCGCCTGGCCCTCCTGCAACCCTCGCAATAACACGCGCTGATGAGAGGCAAGCGCAAAAGACTGGAATTGCAGCATAGCCCGGCCGGTCGGGGTGTTTGCGAACAGCGGCGTATCGGCCACACCTTTCGTAGTGATGATCGAGTCAACGTCCTTCGATATGGCCGCCCGGTAGTACCGCGCCGCGACTTCGTCGGTCCAGCGCTCCTGATTGGCGACGCGGACCTTATCGACCGTCTCGCCGTGCTCCGCAAACTGCTTGGCGATCCGTCCAGCCATGCTCTCGTCAATGCCGAGATAGGCCAGATAGGCCCGCTCCTTTTCGGCTACCGCAGAGAATTTCTCCACGCCTTTGAGAATGCGGTTTTGCGTCATGACCGCCGAAATGGCTTTCTGCATGTCGGTCAACAACCGGATGCCATTCCACTTCGATCCAATGTTCGTCATATTCTCAAGGAACGCTTCGATAGGCCCGCGCGAGGCGTAGGGGTCCATAATATCAGAGAGTGTCGCCAGTCGCGTTCCTAGCACCCGTTCCGTCACGGTGCCTGCGATCTGCGCTTCCTTCACCGAAAGCCGGACGCCTTTCAGATTTGTCAGCGTCTGGCCTAGTGTTTCCATATATGGCAGCAGGCCGTGCACCATCGCCGGCCGCACGGTTTCCGACAGTGAGGCCAGCGCCACTTCACCCATCTGCCTAAGATAGTTGACATGGTTAGCGCTCCGAACAATCCGAGCATAGTTGCTATCGGTCGGTGCGCCGGGATTGGTCCCGCGTAGCATGTCCCGCACCGCTTCCAGATCGCGAATGTCCGCAGCCTCCCGCTCGCCCAGCGTCTTGAGTTGCTTTTCATCCGTCACGCCTTGGCGAAGACCCCGGTATTCGTCCCGGATTTTTTGCAACTGGTCTTTGAGATCGACGGACCCGAACTTGCGTGCCATTTCGACATCGGCGCCCATGATCCGGGTATAGCGCCGGCCAACGTGCTCGACATCGTGTTCGAGGTACTGCTCAACAGCCCGACCGTTCGACGCAGTGAACAAATCCGGGATATTGAAGGTTCGCTCCTTGAGCGGGCCGCGAGATTTGACGGTGATAAACGCGGGTCGGTTCGTTCCAGTGCGACCCGTCAGGGTATCAAAAACCTCATCCGCGATGCTGCGGCCCAACTCCTTCGGATCACCCACGAAGCGGGATTCGCGTTCGACCCGCGCATCCGTCTCTCGTTGCGACAGCCGATCCTTAAGCGCGGCGATCTTGCGATCAGATTCCGCATCCAGCGCCTTGTATACCCGCTCTACAGCGCCCTTCATTTCTTCCGACGTGGCAAACCTAGGAGCTTTGCCATCCACGCCAACACCAGCCCGAGAAAGATCAGCCTCAAGACGAGCGATATAATCATTCAGTTCGAACGCCCCTTGATCGCCTCGTTTCAAGACTGCGCGCACTTTGTGGAAATCGTCGTTCAGTGCTTCGACAAATTCATCAATCGACGGCCGGTTAATGTGGTCTGGGAAATAGTCGTTTTCCCATGCATGACGCGCCATGTCGTCGAGCGTCCACCCACCGCTTTTCCCGCCGATGGATCGGGCTTCCTTGCGGATTAGACCTGGCCGCGCCTTATTCGTGATCCCGCGCGATGCCAATTCTCCCGCATCATCGACAAGACCGCCCGCTTCCAGCACAAACTGCGAAAGCGTCTTGACACCTTTCGGGCGCGGAGCCTTGCCTTGCACAATGCGGAGCGCTTGCCGGATATCGGCCTCGCTCATCTCTGAGGTGTCGGCAACGTCGGTCCGCTGCTTCAATTCCTCCGCGCGGCGCAACTTCGCCATTTCCTGGTATTCGATTTCCTGCCGGATCGGGTTCAGACGCCGCTCCGTCTTGTCGTCGAACTGCTTGGTCCACTTGGGCGCGTTCTGAGCAACCCAATCGTTCACCATCTCCTTGAACCCGGCCTCGTCCGCAGCAATGGCCCGTCCATTCCACATGCGCGTAAAGTATGACGCCGCCGTATCGACCGACACATCATCCGGCAGCAGTTTTGCGGCGATGGCCTGCTCTTTCAGCGGGTCGAACACCTTGGCCCGCCATTCCGCCGCAGCCTTCGCTACGGCCGGATCAGGATCGGTGTCGCCGCGCCGCATGGCTTTGCCGACCGCTTCACGAAACTCCGACCGATCCAGTTGACCGCCAGCCTTGCGATGCTCCTTAAATGCCTCATCTGTGGCTTTGATCGAACTCGCCAGCCCGCCGTTGTATTCCTTCATCAGCGTTTCGACGGCAGGCTGGGACGCCACGCCCTCAAAGTTCTTTTTCAGATACAGCGGATTTTCAAACAGATTGATCCCGAGATCGCGGGCTTCGGCGGACGGGCTGTGCAGGATGCGCAATAGAGGATTCATCTTGGCCGTCGCCGCTGCTGTCATCTGAGCGGCCCTGCCGGCAATGGTGTTGTCGGCAATATCCGCCGCTGTATTTGCTGCCGCACCAACCGACCGCAGGCCAAGGTCATTCGAGTTAGCGGCTTGCAGCACGTCCTCAGCGGCCAGAACAGGGCGCGGATTCGCCAGTTCATGGTCCAGCGCAGCAATACCCTTCTGCCATTCCCCCCTGCTCAGCAGCCCTCCAGCGGCTCCCAGCAGGCCACCAAGAAATAGCGACGAACCGATGGCCGTTGCGCTCTCCGTCGCGGTGCGCGTTTGCTGGATGGAATGCAGCATTCCCTCTTGTGCCGCCGTTGCTACACCAGCCGCCATGCCGACGCTGGCGGCGCCCCGAGCGATCGCAATGCCGCCCTTGGCACCCTTCACGAATGAGCCGCCCGGCAGCAGCGTCGTCGGGCTGGCAATCGAGGCCGCACCTTCCGTAATCAACCCCATCCACCACGGCTGTGACGCCAGCAGCTTCTTGTCTTCCGTCTCTTGAATAATATCCGCTTTGATAGCGTCGAACTTGCGCTGGTTACGGGCCTCAGCAAACCGGGCGAAATTCACCTCATCTGCCGTGCCCTTGATCTTGTCCCAAGGATTGAACCCTTCCTCGGGCTCGTTACCGATCCATGCCGATTCCGACGATGCCAGCGCGGCCAGTTCGTTGTTCTGCCGAAATGCGGCACCCCAGTTCCAGCGCGGCGCATCGGTCGCGTTCGGATCGAGATCAGCCGCCCCCGGCGTCACGGCAAAGCCTTTCGGCACGTCAATCCGGTTTGCCAGATCGATCGGGGCTGCGTCGTCTTCAAGGAACGGCA